CACTAAGTTATATATTTCAATTCTCAAAATGTATACAGAAATTAATCCATACATAAGAGTGGCTATGGTAAAAGCCTATCACTCGAAACAATCACATAGTGATGAAGTCCTAGGAAGTGAGATAAAAGTGCTCGAATACAATACCACAAGGGGTATATTCGTGCCCTCTACTTTCTATAAACTGAGAAGCCTGGTCTTGTGGGGCAGATACGTCGACCCGACCTTAACGGTCGACGAATTTGTTTCACTCTCCTGTCAGTACATCCTTGATACGTGTGCTGATTTTGTCCGTCGAATGAGTGAGTTGTGTAGCTTGTTCGGCATTGTGCTTAGCGAAGAAGAACTTGAGGTGGAGTGCCTCAAGTATCAAATGCTTACCTTTCTTGGAAATACAATCCCGCAGTTAAAATACTCGGTTAATCTGGCTTTTAGCAGATTTCTCAAGGCTGATCCACCAGAGGGTGATTCATTATCATTCATGGGCCTGAGGGTATTTCCGAGGAGACTTGTTGTCGCATTGAACATGATGTGCAATGAGCGTTCAAGAAGAAAGGAATCGAATTGGATCCTTATGAATACAATCTTTATGGGTTATAAGAAGGGCTTGTTGCCGTGCGAACCACATATTGTTGAAGCTTCGTTAAAGAAGCATCGGATTGCTCTAACGAAAGATCCATCCATCTCTATTGATTTGGATGCTAAGATCGGGCGTTACTGTAAACAGATTTTCAGCAAATTTCGTATACCAACTTGCTTTCCTGAGACCAATAATCAGAGTACTCACTCAACTTCAGTTTCAACTTATTCTGAAGGTGGGAATATCGGTTTCTGTAAGGATTACTGGTACGGACAGTACGCGGACTTTGATCCCTCTGTCTGGATTGGTGAGCCTGAACTTCTTGGATTTGTTGCTTTAAAAGGTAAAGCAGTCCATTTCCCTGTTCCTGTATACTCCAAATTACCTGTGACTCTCCGGATTATGAGTAGCACTTTTCGAGACGTTGTGTTCGGTGAGCGAGATTGGGATAGACAAGTCTGTCCTATCAAGCTCTACCCGGGTCAATTCCTCGAGGCCGTTCCGGCTTGTATCCTTGAACCAATGAAGGTACGTTTAATTACGAAACCTGGTTTAGGAGTGCATCATCGTATGCATAAGCTTCAACGGTCGTTACGCTCATATTATCGGGAGAATCTGTCTGACTTGTTTGCCTTAACTGGTGAACCTCTTAGACGTGAGCATTTGTGGCCTGTCCTTGGCCAGGGTTTCGGTCTCTTTGAGGGGATGGTGTCTGCGGATTATTCTGCAGCTACCGATAACCTTAAGGGGGAAGTCACCCAAGCAATTGTTCGCTATGGGTTTGGAGATAAGCTTCTAAGGGCTGATCCACGTTTGTACCAAAATGTAGTTAATACATTACGTGGTGTAGAAGTGTTACAGGAAAGGACTGTGCTTCCAAAGTATGGAAATGTTCTTGATAATTATACATATGAGTTGGAAAACTTTCAGCAAGTCAATGGACAGCTGATGGGACACGTAATTTCATTTCTTGTATTATGTGTTGCCAACTTATGTGCATATTGGGATTCGTGGGAAAGATACCTCGGAACTCGGCTTAGCCTAAACTCTTTGAGAACTCGACACCCTTGCCTAATTAATGGTGATGACTTGTTATTTAAAAGTAATAGTGATCACTATGGCATATGGTGGAATGTCATTCAAGAGTATGGCTTTAGTCCGTCCGTAGGAAAGAATTTCTTCTCCGACAAATTTCTTCAAATCAATTCTGAACTTTGGAAGATTGATACCGTTCTTGCTAAGGGTGAGAACTCCTATGTGTCTGAACTTCGAAACGTTTCGAAGGTTCCCTACGTTAATTTTGGCTTAATAACCAATCGTAAGAAACAGGATTGCACAATTGATGCAACGGTTACTACCTCTGAAGGAATCGGAAATTTAGATTCCTTGGAGGGTAGATTGGCTGCGATGCCAGATATTCGTCGGAAACTTTTGGACGATTTGAAAGGCAATTGTGAATTGCATGAGAGAGCTGAGCAAGTCTTTAAAAGACACTCAATACCAGTTTTTGAATATTTTGGTATCCACTCAAATGCGATGAATTTTGGCAATCAATGGTTCGAGAATGAGTTCAGATCTTGTTTCAGTGCGGGCGTTCCGTCTGACCTGAGACAAAGATTGGCACTAGGAGACCTTTCCGCAAGTATGGTTCGTGAACCACTTTCGCTACACAAAGGACGAATCAACAGTTTGATCAGACGCTGTAAAAAGCATCCGGAACTGTTGCAGGGACCCTTCACTGAGGATGTCTATTCACCTAGGGAAGAGGAGGATTGGGTGTCAGTTTTGGACACACCGGACACGCTCTCACACTATAGGTCAGTGGGAGTTGATGAGTTGAAGGTCAAGTTTGAGCCGCTTGATCAATTGCAGCCAGGTGAAAACCCTGGAAATGCTGGAAAAGAGGAAATAGAAGACTATAATACTCTTAGTATTGATGATCAATATTCAGTGCTGAGTTATATTATGGGATTCTAGAATACTTCGGATGCAC